AAAGAGACTGAAAATCAACCTGATTTTAAGGGTAAGATTAACATTAACGGCAAAATGTATTATTTATCTGGTTGGAAGAAATTGAAGCATAATGGCGAAGAGTATATAAACCTTACAGTAAGCGAGATGAAACGATGAAACCATTAAAAGATCGTGTAATTATCAAACCTATTCTGGAAGATAGAACCGCAGGCGGACTATATTTACCTGATACAGTTCTTGAGCAACCAATTGCTAAAGGAATTGTTGTTGCGATTAATAGCACAAATAAACTGGGAATTTCAAAAGATGATGTTGTAATATATCAGAAATTTTCAGGTCAAAGTATTGGACAACAGAATTTACTTGTTAGTGAAAATGATATTCTGGCAATAGAGAGTAAAAACTATGACTAAAATAAACTGGGTTGAATATTTTGATATACTTTGCAAAATGCTTGATGAAATAGATTATTGGCATAAAAATAATTATATCCCCATTGAGATTAAATGCGGTGAATCCGAATTTGTATCTGCTTTTCGCAGAGTGTTTTATCCTAAGAACAAATATCTTCAATTGGCTGAGACGTTATGAAATTTCACGTTGAGACACAATATGGTGTAGAATATAAGTATAACACAATTAAGGGGATACAACATATTGTATTTAATAATAAGGCAGATTTTGAGCGTTATTTTATTAATCGTTATAATTCAGTGCCAAAATTAAGTCCTGACTGGCGTAAGGCACAAGTTGGTGATTGGGTAGAAGCTGATGATGGTGGAGTTTGCGAGATATTACGTAATTCAAAGGGATTCATTAGAACGATTGTAGGCACATTCCCACCTAATAAAAACTACAAAATGGATACTGATTTCAATATTCGTGAAAGTTGTTATGTTCTTAATGCTAATAGTGTCACCAATAGATATAAAAACATAACCAGACGTAAATATTTAACCCCTAAAGAGGTATTATTTGCTATTTTCTTATTAACTGGTAACGATATTGAATTTAGTTATTGTATGGCATTTGGTTATGTAGGTAAATACGCTAAGAAATATGGCTATTTGTTAGCCAGACAAGAAAGGATAAGGAAATATATGAATGAAAAAACTATTGATGCAGCTAAAAGACAAGGTGTTGATGAGGAATGGATTATAAAGTCCATTAAGGCTATTGCTGATTCTAAAGAAACCGCAGTGCGTGATAAATTAAATGCGATCACTAAACTTGGTGAATATATTGGAATGGATGATAAAGAAAAGGCTCAACCCGAAAATCCGTTACTTGCTGGTATTTCTTTTTTCCGTGATGAATCACATATGGTTGATAAAATTGAACGTCCTAAAATGCTTAATTCCCCAGAAATAGATGAATAATAATAATTTATATGTTAAATAAAAATAAGAAGTAAAAAATGAGAAAATTAGAAAAAGAAATTGTCAAATTACAAGGTGAAATTCAAAATATTTATAATCATTTGGATTCAATCAGACAAGAGTTTCAGGGAACAATTAATAATCTTCACCAAGAATTTAGAATTGAAAGATTACAAAAAGAAAATGAGGAATTAAAAAAACAGAAAAAGTAAATGTATCATCTCAAAGAACTTCCAGATAATATCAGTTCTATTGAAAAAATGCTTTATCTCACTTATACTGACTTAATAGCATTTGGCAAACGGTTTTTACCTGGTGATTTTATGAAATCCGAGACGCCATTGTTTCATTATGAATTAGCTGATGAGATTAATAGCGATAGTACTAAACCTTGTGCTATTATTATAGCCAGAGATTCAGGCAAAACAACTTTAATTAAGTGCAGTATTATTCACGATTTTTGTTTTTCCAAACAATTTCTCCAAAAATGTGCTGAAATGAAAGGATTTGTGCTTGGTGAATATTGGTGGAATGAAATGTTAAATCGTGAGCCATTATTCTATGGTTGGACGGCTAAAACTCAAGATGATAGTATTGGTAATGTCAGATATATAGCTAAGCATCTTGAACAAAACTATGATATTATAAATATATTTGGAAAATTAAGAGGAGATATATGGAATAAGGAGGAAATTACTACAATTTATGGCGACAAATTGATTAGTAGTAGTAATCTTAAAAGTATTCGTGGAAAAACTGAAGCTACTATTGAAAGCGGTGCTATTCGTTTTAGCAGGGTCTTTGCTGATGATATTGAAAATGAACTTAATACTAAAACTCAGAGTGCAAGGCAAGATTTACGTAATACGCTTTTTGGTGCTATTCTACCAGCAATTGACCAAAAGCCACGTTGTAGATTATTTTTTATCAATACACCGCAACCATTATCAATAGCTCAAGAATTTATAGAAGCTTACAAAAAATGTAAAGCTGAAGGTACTTTAGATTCCTATCCGTGGAAAATATTTGTTTATCCCTCAACTCAACCAGATATGCCAGGTGGCGTTTTATGGAATAGCCGTTTGCCAAGATATGTTCTTAATAAAATCAAAGAAAGATTAGAATCTCGTGGTCAATTAGCGCTTTATTATCAAGAATATGAACTTGAAGTCGCCTCATCTGATGTTGCTATCTGGACACGTGATCATATCAAATTTCACAATGGTATATTTATGCACGAAGGTGGCAATATAAGAGATGGTAATGGAGTTAATTATCTTGTAATTAATGGCGAAAAGATAGTGGTAAATACTTTTCTCGGTTGCGATCCAGCTACGGATATTGCCACAAGAAGCAGTAGCTATTCGTGTATAATTGCTATTGCTGTTGATGGGCTTAATAGACGCTATCATTTGCGAACAGAAAGACATCAGAATATTCCAATGAGTGGGTTGCGTGGAGATAATGATGAGCTTATAGGGAAAAAGGGCGTAGTGGATTATTATATCGAAATGTATGATGAATTTCATTGTTTATACGGAAGTATCGAAGATGTATCGCTAAATAGAAGTGTTTTTCAGGATTTAATGCAAAGAAAAATGAAATTAAATAAAATGTATGTAATTGGCAATCCTCAAAAACCAGGTGGAGTTGACAAGCTTAATCGGATTTCATCTTATCTTAATCCGTTTTATACTCAAGGAATGATTTATTACCGTGAGGAAAGTTATAATCTTATTGAAGAAACTATAAATTTCGGGGCTACTATGGCGCATTCGGATGAAATAGATGCATTTTATTATGCAAATGTATCTGCTTACCCACCACAGGGTTATATCAAGAGAAAATCGCCAGAAGAAGCCAATACCGAATGGTATATCAAAAGGAAAAGAGCAAAATCGTGGAAAGTAATGTGAGGTTAGTGAATGGCAAGAAAAACCATAGGACTTGAAAAAGTATCACCAGACAAACGTGTTTCGGAGATAATAAGTATTTTTAATGCAAGTAATAATCCTAAACGCTGGGATTGGGAATATAATTTGCTAAAAGGCGAAGCATTTTTTGAGGATAAACAATTAACTGCCAGTGAAATTAGAGATCTTAAAGATGCTGATATGCCAACATTTACCGTCAATCGCATAACACCTGCTATTCTTGTTATGGAATACTTTTTGACTGCTAACAAACCACGTTGGAAAACTATTGGGCGTGATATGTCAGGATTCGATAGTGAAGTCGGTGTATTGCATACTGCGTTATCGGATTATTGCTGGGATTTAAGTGATGGCACTTTAATATATTCTCAGATTATACACGATGCAATTGTAAAGTCGAAGGGTGTTTTACAAATTTATGTTGATAAAAATTCTGATAGAGGCAATGGTGATGTAAAATTTGGCAGAATCGAACCAGAAGAATTATTTGTTGATCCTGAAAGCACTGATGTATTTTCAAGAGATGCTAAATTTATGATAGTTGCAAAGAATATTGGTAAGCAAAAGCTTATGAGTGAATTGCCTCAGTATGCGGATATAATTAAAAATGCAAGTGGCAATTGTCTGGGAATTACAAGACGTGCTTATTGGGATGATACAGCGGTAGAAAGTTTAGATTTTATAAAAACTACTGGTGAACAAGATGAAATAATTGGTTATTATGAGTGTTATAGTAAAGTAAAAATACCCTATATTACCTTTTTACAAAAAACACCACCTACCAAAATTGAATTAGATGAAATGCAAAAAAACTCTATGCTGGCTCTTAAAGAATTTGAAAAAGAAATTCAAGTCAAAATTAAAGAACTCCAGAAACAGTATAGTGAAATGGTTGCTAATGGGCAGATTATACCAGAACGAGCTGAAATTGAACTTGAGAAAGCTCAAAATCAACTAATGGCTCAATTCCAAGAGATGCAAAGCAAGGTAAATGCTGAAATAACAAATGAAGTTTCAAAAACAACCGAGAGAACCGTTACTGAGGGCGAATATAATTTATTAATTAAAGACCCAGTAATTGCCAGCACTATAATTTCTGGTAGTGAAATCAAATATTATCAAGATAGGATTAGAAGCGAAGGCGTTGTAGGCGATAAATATCTTTGGGATGTAATAATGCCGTATGAAAATTATACGATTATTCCACTTCCATTTATCCATACTGGTAATCCGTGTCCAATTAGTGCAGTTAAATTCGTTACAGGTAAACAAGAAGAAATTAATAAATGCCATCAGATAGTTGTCCATCACGCCAATATATCTAGTAATCCTGGTTGGTGGTATAAGGAAGGTTCACTTGTCAATCTTGTAGAAGCTAAAGAAGATATATCACTTCCAGGCAGTCTTATTGGATATGTAGGTGATAATCCGCCAGTGCCAAGAGTCCCTTCCCAACTCAATAATGCTTTTTATGAGCTTACCCAAATGGGGAAAGGTGATATTTCATATTCACTTGGAATAAGTGATTATATGATGGGAATGGAACGTGTTACTAATGAGCCATTTAGAAGCACAGCTTTAATGGATGAGTTTGGGACACGCAGACTTAGAACCTATTTGCAAAATACAGTTAATCCGTGGCTGAGACAAGTTGGCAAAGTATTTAA